GGGAATGAAGCCGTTCTTCTTTGGGAAGTTTAGCTTTGCATCGATCCAAGTACGAGTATCTCGTACGAGCCAGAACTTTAACAGTTCACTGATTTCTTCTTGTCGGCCAACAATGGTGCCCCACCGCTGAAGAATGATGGGATCAAATGAGTTTGAACGAGACCACCAATAGTTAATCTTACCAGCTTCTTTTAGATAATCAATGAAGTTATTGATGAACACTTCAGCACGAACGTCCGATTTACTCGGCCGTAGTACTTTCTTTGCTTCTTCAGATTGTGATAGCCACCAATCAAGATCACGTTGAGTGTATTTAGCTCCATGCTCTTGAACCTGATGAATCATTTCTAACTTGTCTTTACGAGAAAGACTTACTAGTTCTTCAAGCGTGTAAGGATTGTCAGATGTAAAACGATCCCAATCGAATACTACATACGAGCATTCAAGCATTGGGATTTGAAACACATCTTGACCAAGCGTTTCAAAGTCAAAGATAAAGTGTTGGTTCATTCAAAAAAGCTCTCAAGTGTATTTTCAGCAGCGGTGAATTCCTCTGTCTGAGTTCCATTATACTGCAAAATGTAATCGGTGTCAACCATTTTTCTTTGGCCATTTAACACTGCAAGAACTTCTGTTGCCATGTCAGTCGCAGTCTGAACTGGAACGTTTTGGCAAATATGGTTAGCATTCTTCGGGCTAGCATTCACAAGTTCGAAGTTCTCTGGAAGGCCCATAATAGTCATGGCTTCGCGGTAGGTAATGAAGCGATCTTCATCAGGATGTGTAAGCATGATCGGATAGTGTCCTACAAAAGCGCCGATGCGATCCTTAGGGACAATTACACCCCGGCGCATAATGCTTCCGCCTTCTTCAAGCTTATTGTACTTGTAGAGGCACTTCTCGACTTCCTCAGAGAACCCATTGGCTTCCATCCATTCAGCAACTTGCTTATAATTATGGCCAGACTTCTCAATGTAACTAAATGAGTCATTACCACGAGCAGACGACGGATCGATTTCATGAGAGTGTTGTACGTGAGTACGACCACCATGAATTGCTTCAAGGATGTACTTGTAGTATGGATTTTCAGATGGCTTCTTCTTGTTGATCGGTTCGTGTTGGAAGTTCGACTTCACATTACGAATGACTTCTTCAATCGGAGTGTATGGGCGATTGAAGTAATGAAGTAGCGGAGTCTGTGTACCTTTCCAGAAGAAGTAGAATGAACGTTCACGGATCTGTGGAACACCATGAAGCAAAGACTTTGTACGATAGACCGTCATCGTGTAGCCGTTTTCTTGTCCGATCTTTTTTAGGTTCTCACGAACGTTCTTACCGATCTTTCCAGCAAAGCCGGGAGCATTCTCTCCCCAGAACACTTTTGGCTTATATTCGCCAAGGACGTACTTTGCAGTAATGTCCATCCACTTGTTGTTTTCGTTGTGATCGCCATAGCCATGAGACATCATAGATAGTCCCGCGCACGGGCATACGGACGCAACCACATCTGCACGCTCGGAAGGTGCTTGGCCCTTATCAAGAACGTAATACGGAATACGATTCTCGTAATGATTAACGATGTGAGAGTCGTTGGCAGCAAAAGCCTCATACGACATGAAGTGGATCGGTGGAGTGCCAAAGGCTCTTTCCGATCCAATAGTCTCACCGCCAATAAGAGGAACGATTGAAGCGTGGGTGAAGTTACTCATTCTTAAATTTTCTCACTATTGCTAAGGCCGAGTTGACTGCTTGGTGCATATCGAGATAAGCATAGAGGCCACAACGACCAATGAAGGTCGTATTACTCGGAGTCATGGATTTGTACTTCTCATACAACTCTCGATTCTTACCATCACGATCTTTCACCGGATAGAACCGTTCTCGGTTATTATCACGGTAATCGCACGGTTCTTCGTAAGTCAGAGTTGTGCAATATTTATTGTCTCCATGATGAGGCAGTTTCTTCCATTCAGTTACACGAGTGTAGATACCATCATTCGTGAAGTTGACTGTTGCTGATGGAAGTACATGAGGATTTGGCAGAGACATTGTATGGAACTTGATCGAACGATACGGAAGTTCACCATGGACAAAGTCAAAGTATTCATCGATCGGCATCGAGTTAAAGATATGATCAAATAGATGATCGTAGTCTTTTGAATACTCAGTGTTAAGTTTAACAATGATGTTTGGGTGGTCAAGCATGTTTGCAACCATTTCAGTATAGCCATCTTTCGGCATGGCTTGATACTGATCATCAGGAAAGTACAGTTCATTCATATCGTTACGAATCGGTACACGATTGATAATGTCAGGATTCAGTTCGTCAAGTTCCATTCCCCACATCTTCTTTGTGTAAGGACGGAAGAAGATGTCGAGAACATTCTCTTCGCCAACGATCTCTTTGGTCTCTTTGTTCACAGGAAGTGTGACATATCGACCGTCGTCGAGCTGAGCTTTCACCTTATGCTTGTACTCAATCCATTCAGTAAAGCGGCCAAGGTAATCAAACACCTCTTTATTGTTTGTATGAAACAGGTGAGGGCCATACTCATGTACACGAATATTGTGAATGTTAGTGTAGTCATAAGCATTACCAGCAACGTGGCCACGCTTGTCAAATACCCAAACTTTGTATTGCTCAGTTTCTGCAAGTTCACGAGCAATAGTGGCGCCAGACAAGCCAGCGCCAACTACAAGAATCTTCTTCATGCTTCAAGGATCTTTCTCAGTTCTTCACGCTGAACTGCTTTATCGAGAGGATGAGTAGCATACAGTGCTTCTTTTTGAGCTGCAGCTGTAGCTTTCAGTTGAGTCAAGTCCATGGCTTCAATGTCCTGTACTCTCAAGCTAGCAATGGCTTCATCCTTATAATACACCATCATCTCAGGTTTGTCACCAATAATGATCGATCCAGCATCAGCAACCTGTAGAGGACGAGCTCTCCACCAACCAGAACCTGCATGGAAATAGCCTGGCATCAAGCAACCCCACTGTTGCTCAAAGACTTTCACCATCTCAGGTTCAGTCTTACGTTCAGACTTGTACTTACCACGCTTCGCACCGAAGTACTCGATTTCCCATTGCCACTTCTCAGGGTTCTGAGCTTTGAGCCATTTACGAGTCTTCTCTTGAACAAGAGATGCAAAGTTCCAACGGAACAGCTTCGCAGGCTCTTCATTAAAGAACGAATCAAGAGTTGATGTAACTACACCAGTGCCATAGCCATTATCAGCACGACGATTCAAGTGATAAGGGTTTGGGTTGAACACGTGGATTTTCGATTCATCCCAGCCAAGGTTCAAAAGAGAAATGTCACCACCAGCAAATGCGCTGACCAATAGACGGTTCTGTTTCGACACAACAATCTTACATGCATCAATATACGATTGATGATACTGCTTCACAGTCTCACGATCTTCTTTACCTTGCCACAAATCGAAGAGATAATCACGATAGACCGACTCATCACCTGCTACGAGGTCGTCGTGGTACGTCTGGATAGCACCATAGATCTGATTAAATTGCCAGTCATCGAAAGCAATGATGCAATTCGGCCGAGCTGCAACAGCGTATAGACCAGACCAAATGTGTTGGCAGAACGCTTGAATGCTGTGGATGTAAACGATCACTTCATCATATGACGACAGATCTTCACCGAGAGCAACTTCTCTCTGTTCAACTTCGTATCCCATATCTTCAAGGCAACGAATAACCGAATAGTGGGATGGGACAACTTGCAATTGCTGCTTCAAATAAAAGTCTTTATTGCACTGTAGCCGGTTCATACCGGTAATCAGAATCTTTTTCATTTCAACTCCATAGTGTAAGCCGAGAGGCACATATCTTTCAAATCATGATCAATCTTAACATACTTTGATACAGTGTCAACAAGAAGTTTCGCTGGATCACCAGAACGTCGTGGACCGAATTCTACAAGAAAGTCGATACCGCTGACTTCCTTCATTGTATTTATGACTTCAAGATTCGAGAACCCTCGGCCAGAACCGATGCATTCATATTTTGAATTTGCAGGAAGAGGAACACTTCGAACAATGGCTTCAGCCAGATCGACAACATGTACATAGTCACGAATACATGTGCCATCAGGGGTATCATAATCATTTCCAAAGAGTACCATCTTGTCTCGCTTGCCAGCTGCAGCTTCTGCAGCAATTCGAATGATGTGGCTTGCCAGATAAGGTTGGCCAAGCTCTCCGTCATTACCAGCAACGTTAAAAAACCGAAAGATAGAATATTCTGGTGCGATCTGACGTACTGCTTCTTCAGCAATGATCTTCGACTTAGCATACGGTGAAATAGGATCGAACGCGCCACCAGTCGAAGCAAAGATAAAATGATTGTACTTGAGACTTTGAAGAAGCTTAAGCGTACCATTCGTATTCACGTCATAGTAAGACTCAGGCATTTTCATAGACTCTTCGACTGAAATGAGCGCAGCACAATGAATTACTGCATCGTAATGAGTATTGATATGAACATGTTCGGTGATATCTCCATGATGAATGCAGTTCACCATATGCTGAATCATTCCAGTGTTCTGCGTGATACGTGTGTCGAGTGTATCGATAGTATACCCTTTGTTATAAAGAGCTTTTACGATATGTGATCCGATATATCCACTTGCGCCAGTTACGAGTACTTTCATATTATTCTCCAATAAATGCTTTACACTTCATGAGACATTCACGTTCAAACGTCTTATCATTCAGTTGTCGGTTCAGGGGCGACGGATGAGGAAGTGTAAAATGGTTGATGTGTGCTCTATTTAGTGATTTCGAAACAAAGGGGCCAAGAGCAATGATCTTACCAGCACCAGATGTGAACATTCTCAGTGTTTCAAAGTCAATAAGATCTGAAGTGTACTTTCCGGTTGTATGGATTACATTCGTAAACGAGTAGTGTTTCACATGAAGAAAGTCCATCCAGCGGTTAAGTCGCTGGATGGTTGCGCTTGTTTTATTCGGCTTACCACTCGACGGATTAATGCCCAGGATTAAAATCGATGAAGTCAAAGTCCACTCCTGCTTCGTCAAAGAAGTTCATGCTCGTCAGCCAAGAGTCACGCCACTTTTCTGGCATCTCCTGCTTTGGCATTACTACACGCTTGATCCCAACTTGGATAACGCCTTTGGCACATTCAGAACAGATCGGAAGGCCATAGACATAGAGTGTTGCTCCATCTAATGATACACCATTATACGTAGCATTGTAAATAGTATTCATCTCAGCGTGAACAACATATTTGTACTTTAGTTCACGATCGTTCAAACGAGTGAAGTCGTCTTTCAAGCCACGAGGAAAGCCGTTGAAGCCTTGGGACAAAACTTGCCCTTTAGATCCAACGGCGACTGCTCCTATTTTGCTCGAAGGATCTTTCGACCATTGAGCGATCTGATAAGCGAGTTTAAGATAACGTTGATCCCACTTGCTCATTCAACCAACCCAAAATGTCTTTCGTAGATGTGGAGGCTGCCGGCATTCCAGATGATATCGCCCGGCGCATAGCCGGTATCTTGAGCAACTTTACATAGGACATGTTCTTGCCATGCACGATCATTCTTATAGCCAAAGATTGCATCGTTCGAACGCATTTGAACTACTGCATGGACCTTATTGTTGCGTACGAGATATTGCACAGAGTTTGTGCACATGAAGTCAGAACGACCGTTCTTGTTGTAATCATACCACATTTGTGGCCGAGTGTAAATCATAATTGCGCGACGTGAGTCACGGTTCTTCTTCAGTTCTGCAACACAGTGTTCATATTGTTCACAGTTATCTTCGTGCCAAATCGCCCAACCATAATTCGAATTGATAAGACCATCGGGATCAGCAACAGACATCCAGATCTGAGGAGGATTTGTTTCTTGCTTTACACCACCTGGAATATCGTTCACGTTAAGCGACATAGACTTATACCACTCGAGTTCACGCTCAACATAATCCCAATTTACTTGGCCAAAGATCGCATCTTCGTCAGCAATGAAGCTCGTACCCATAAGCTCAATAGTCTTCACACCGGTCTTGTCTGTGATAAAGTCACGTTTGTGCAGTTTGTCGCGAAGTGCAATACGAATGTCTTTTACTTTGTGCTGTTTCATTTTCCTACTCCGTCTAGAAATTGAGTAACGGTATCATATGTATTGATGAATCCACCGTTCTCACTGATATTGATGTGAAGTTTGTTGGGAATGATCGATCGTTTGAATGCTTGCTCAAAGGCTTCGCGAGTTTCATCGAACTCTGCTGCAGACGATTCAAGCGAGTCATTATCATCACGCTCAAGGATCGCAGAGGTATGATCAGTCAGAAGAACGAGAGCAATCTCATCATTAGGATGGATGTACATGTTTTCGATTGCATAGATGTCTTCTGGATCTGCGTTGCGATACTTCTTACCATAGACGATAGCACCGAGGTGGAAGCGATCATAGATTACGTCAAAGTCATGAGCATAGTTCAGCATGTAGCTCACATCAAGTAGTGACTTGTAGTGATGCACTTCCCACTCATTCGGATTAACCACCTTTGGTGGAGACGACGAGTGATGAACGAGCACTCGAGTGTTGTTCAGAAAATATCGTTTACGTAGCTGTTCGACGAGTGTCGACTTACCACAACGATCCATACCTTCGATAATTAGAATCATGAAACCTCACTTAATATAAATTGCTCGCGGCTCAGCCGGATGAGAATAGAAGTACTTAAGCTGACCGGTGTACTGATCATAGCTACTTTTATATTCGCTATTGCATTTTCGCAGTCGTGACTCAAACGTATCACTTGGCGCTACAAGGCGCCATTTTGCAGTGATCTTGCCATCCTTACTCTCAGTATAATACCCAAAGATGATTATGTCAACAAGATTTCTGCCTCGTCGTGTAGTGTTTATAAATGTTTGCACAAACCGTAATGGGAATGATACCCATCGGGTATTTTCATCGAAGTAAAAACACTTCACTTCTGCACGAAGACCATCCCAGAATACATCCCAACAGTATGTAAGTGGATTCGTATGATCGAATGTAGCGTCGTTCTTAGTAGCGCCTTGAGCTACAAGAGCGTATTCAAGAATAGCACCATTACGCACAGCCCTATAGATCATGTCATAAGGTCTGCCCCGCGAGCGCACAGGACAGGCATGAATTTCCTTTGACATTTGAAGAATATGGTTCTTCTGATCTTCAGTTAGTACAAAGGTAATTTTTTCTGGTACTTTACAAATCATTACCGACGCTCGTAGACATAGACGTCAGCGGTTTTTGCAAGAGGCAAAGGAAGCGATTGGTTATACCGCCGATTGCCGAGACGAGGGCCACGACCCTGCAGCTTCACATACTTTTTAGAGCCGGTATACTTGTTCTCAAGACGGATGAGAGTACGAACGAGAGTCAAAAGATCGTCATTAGCTTTACCGTTTTCAAGATCGACAGTCATAACGTAGTTGGTAGTGCGAGTCATGATATTCTCTTTCTGTTGGTTACAGTATAGATATAAACAAAGAGGGGAAGGATGTCAACCCCTCTTTTCACAAATTAAGCTGCGAAGCGCATTTTTGCCATACGCTCGTCGCACTTGTAACGCTTACCGTCAGCAGCATTGATATACACGAAGGGCATCTTGTGGGCACGAGTGTTGTAATCTACGAGCTCGTCACCAAATTTGTTTTTGATCTTCAAACCGAGAGCAGCAGCACGAGACTCAAGGATCACGTTAGTGAGAGTCTTTGCACCGGTAACTTTCGCTTTCACTTTGATCTCGACTTCAGCTTCGCTAAATTTCATATCACCGACATGAAACTCGAGGTTAGCGTCAACACCGTACTTGCTCAGTAGAGCGCTCATTTCAGCGCGAAGGGCAGTCAGGTTCTTACGATCGAATTTTGCGAACTTGGTCATTTTCTTTACCTTCTTTGTTTTGCCTTACTATATGAATATAGTACATCGCTCAGCCAATGTCAACTGGCTGAGCGCACTTTTTTCACATTTTTTCACTTTTTTTGTCGTAAGGTTGTGGCCAAAGATTTGTGGGAGTGTAATCGTCGTTATAAGGTATGGGTTCCAAAGATTGTTTGAAAGATTTTTTGATTTTTCCGGTAGGAGTCCAAATGTCGTGAGGGAATGCGATGACAGGATATTTGTATTTTCTGTCGATAGTATATTCCGCGATGACGATATTTCCGTTAATCTCAGCCGTTTGGGGGTCGATGGATGTGATGTAGTCAAGAATTTGTTGAGATGTGAAAGGGGTTTTGTCAGTGTCGAGTTGGGGGTTGTAGGGGTTGTCAATGAAAAAACGATTGGTAGGAGTGTAGGTATAGGACATGTGATTTCCTTTTCACGTTAGAGTATACCTATAAACTACATCTCCCCAAATGTCAACCCCTAAAATGCATTATTTGTGCAAATTTCCCATGATCGAGTGATTGCCTTCATGAGAAGGCGCAGTCCACCCTTCGGGCTTGATCAGATCGGGTAGACCAAGAGGGTTAGGGCGCGAAGGTTTCACACCAGGTTCCTTGCTCATGTTTGCTGAATGAACTGCATCCCAAGCTTTGTGGGCGTCGATACCAAAAGCATCAAGTGTACCGATAGCTACAACACAAAGATCGATGAGACCATCAACGATCTCTTCTGCGTCATATGTGCCAAAGGCTTTTTCAGTTTCAGTCAACTCTTCTTTGAGAAAGTCAATACGAAACTGCATGAACTTACGAAGAGACTCAATGTCACCTTCAGTAAGCTTTTGTCCTACCCACTTATGCACGCCGAACTTAGCATGCATATCGTTAATATCCTGTACCCAGTTAGTTGACATCTTTTAGCTTCTCCATATCATAAATTCGTTTACGTAGACCAGAACTACTGAAGCGATGGTCTCGCTTGTTAAAGTACAAATCAATGCCGCGGGCCTGACATACGTCTTTACCCGTGAAGTCTTTGTCTTTGTACTCGTCACCAAGTATCCTTACATTTATATCATACATCTGCAGAATGTCAACAAGATCTTGCTCAGTCACATAGCACACAATCTCATCTACATACTTCACTGCAGACAGCTGTACGTATCGTTCCACAAGTGTTTGAACTGGCTTGTTCTTCTCTTTACGATCGATAGAAGGATCTACTTGCAAAGCTGCGATCAGATACGTGCAATGCTCTTTTGCTTCTCGTAGCATTGAAATATGACCAGCATGAAGAAGGTCAAACGTTGATGCAGTAAATCCTACGATCTTTTCAGGTGCTGCCATGTCTCTCTCCAATCTCTTACACTATAAACACTTCCACTTCTTTTGATTACTTCAGCTGCAAGAGTGTAATCATTACCGCCAGGCATAATCTTATCACCAAAGAAGTGTAGCCTATCACCTGAAGTGAAGTCACGAATGATCTGTGACTTATCTTCTCCGGCTCTCATAATATCGATACCTGTCTCACCAGCCACCTGAGCAACGTAACCAGGTCTAAAGTAGTTATTGAATGCTTCAGCGATAGTACGACGATCACCGTTCTCTTCATCGTATTTTACATAATCAGCACGTTCGCCTTTCGTGGCTCCGCGTCCTACGATACTAAAGTTGATCAGACCTGGACGTACATCGACATGTTGGCCAGTTCTTATCTTGTAGTTACTTAGGTTAAGCCAAACTGAGAAGAACTTGTTCATGTCGTCAGTAGGTACAAACGAGTTAACTCGAATGTTTTGATCTTGTTCCCATACGTCGTTACCAGAACATTGATACACTCGAGCACAAGCATTCCAAATATCGTGCCCAATTTGTTCAATCGTCTTAGCTTTGTCGCTACCGGTTACGATATAGACTGGATTATCCAAACAAAACTGTAGAAACCAAGTCTTAAAGATAGGATCAATCACATTGCGTGATGGTGTAAGGGTACCATCAACATCAAAAATAAATCTATTCATCGGTCTCCCACCATTTTTGAATCATCTTTGACCGCTCGGTATAAAGCGGCTTAATATATTTTTCATCTACTTTCTCAGATTCGAGAACCATAATACGATCGGCGATTATTTTGAGTTCTTCCTCAAGATGTTTTCTCGACATGCTACCCTCATGCTGCTATCTGGCTAAAGTTCTTTTTCTTTTCAAACTTAATCACATGATCAAACTTGTCGTGAAGAGAGTCACCTTTGTGGCTGATGATGAAAACATTCGAGTCAGCAGTGATCTCGTTAACGATCTTCAGGAACTCGTCGGTACCAGCTTGGTCAAGAGAGCCGTCGAGAACTTCGTCCATAATCAACAGATTTGTAGTCACCGAGTTACGAAGCTTAGATACTGCACGCCATGTAAACATCAAAGCCAAGTCAATACGAAGCTTTTCGCCTTCACTAAAAGAAGCATAAGAGAACTCATCACGGAAACGAGACAAGATCTTCTCGTTAAAGCTTTCATCAAGCTGAAAGTCGACAAAGAACTCCATTGCTGCGAGATATTTATTGATCAGCTTATTCATGATTGGAACATACTGCTTGATGATACGAGTCTTGATACCACCATCTTTCAACATAGACCCAACAACAGCAAGAGTCTCTTTGTCTTCCGAAAGGTCTTTCGCCTTATCCATAAGAATTTTTAGCTCTTCCTTGTATCCAACGATCTTACTCGTATCGATTTCAGCAACGTTCTTTTCTGCTTCATCAAGTTCTTTTTTTAGTCCGACAATCGTTGACTTTGCGATTCGTATGTTTGCAGTATGCTCATTCCTTGCGAGACTGAGTTTATGTATTTCAGTCTCAGTATTAGCAATATTGGACAACCGTTCTTCGACTTTTGCTGCTTTGTCATCAAGAACTAGAATAGCGTTTTCGATCTCAGAAATTTTTGCAGACTTCTCGTTGATGGTCGATGCTTTAAAGTCGTGTTCGATTCCTTGCCGGCAGGTTGGGCAATTGTCATGTGCATGATAGAACTTGACATCTTTATGAAGAGTACCAAGCTTCGTATTCAGATCGCCTCTGAGAGTCTTAAATTGCTGAAGTTTGCTAGATGCTTCAGCTTTATCAGAGATTGTTCCGATGAGAGCGGTTATCTGCTCTTCAAGTTCTTCAGCTCTACTTTCTTCGCCTTCAATAAACTCGATACGTTCTCGCATCTTCTCTTTAATACGAGACACTTCGCTTTCTTTCAGCTTACGAATAGACTCGTTGTGTTCCTTCGCAGAATCGATCTTCGTCTTTACAAGATCAACATCGTATTTGATCTGCACCAGGTCAGCTTTGTTTGTGTTCACCTTTTCTTTAAGAAGGTTATTCATCGTACTAAAGATCTGAATATCAAGAAGATCTTCGATCACCTCACGACGGTGTTGAGCCGGAAGTTGCATGAATGGAACGAACGTAGAACTACCAAGAACAACCACTTGACCAAATGACTTGTAGTTCATCTTGAGAATGCTATCTTCAAGATAAGCTTGATAGTCACGAGCAGAAGCGTCTTGGTTGAGTAACTCGCCGTTCTTCCAGATCTCAAAGAGATTCGGCTTCATACCACGCTTGATAACAAACTCAGCACCGTTCGATTGAAAGTAAACTTCAACTGAAAGATCTCTCTGGTTGATGGAGTTCATGAGCTGCGGTTTGTTAATCTTACGAAACGCTTTACCATACAGCGCAAACGAAATTGCGTCGAGAATGGTCGACTTTCCTGCACCATTCTCGCCGACAATCAAAGTACTTTTGTTACGGTTAAGCTCAATAGTAGTCCAAGCATTACCTGTCGACAGAATGTTTTTATATTTTACTTGGGTAAATGTTAACATTAAAGACTCACTGCTTCCTGGTAAAGATCACGCAAGAACGTATTGATTCGTTCTTTATTTGTTTTGACTTCAAGACTATCTACATATACACGAAGCAGAGACAAAGTATCCTGTGCTTCATCCACAAGTTCACCCTCATCTATGATGTCAAAGTTCAAGTGGTCTTCAACAACTTTGATGTCGGCTGCACCTGCAGACTGCAACTTGTCTATAAACAAGTCGAAGATGTATGGATTGTTCTTCTTCTTAACTATAACCTTAACGTAGGCAGATGTCAACATAGAAACATCAAGAGACTCAATATCTTCTACGGTGAGGTCGGCATCATCGTAATCCAACTTGTGAAAGATAGAGAACGGATTAGCAATGAACTCCATCTCAAGTGTCTCAGTGTCGAAGATGTGGAATCCACGCTTGCCTGCATAGTCAGTCCAGGTCATTTCGTATGGAGCACCAAGGTATGTGATGTTCTCATGGCTTGATGGATGATGGTAGTGACCTGAGTAGACTGCAAGGAACTTCTTGAATTCACTGCGTTCTAGGCCGTGATCAGATACTTGACCTTTCATCATCTCGAATCCAGCAAACTCAAAGTGACCCATCACTATTTTTGCTGTCGTTTCCTTAAAAGTTTTGAAAGAAACTTCTGCGTTGCTGGGACAGATCCAAGGCGATAACAGAATATCGCAACTTCCAAGAGTAACAGTAACCGGCTCATGAGTGTAAACATGATAGTTGTCGTACTCCTTGAGTAATAGTTCCATTGTGTTGATCTCGTTCGTATTCTTAAAATAGGTAGTGTGGTTACCTACTACAGAATGAACGGTGATGCCACGCTCCTTGAGTGGAGTAAAGTACATCTGTTTAGCACGGCGAAGCGTAACAAAGTTAACATACTTACGGCGATCGAAGGTATCACCGAGATCTAGAAGAGTATCAATTCCACGTGCTTCAAGCGTAGGAAAGAATACATCACGATAGAACTTTTCATAATAATCAAGGAATAAAACGCTGTCACCTCGAACGCCGAAGTGTTGGTCAGTAATAACCGCTACTTTCATTCTTCACCCATAAACTTCTCAAGGCCTTTTTTCTTTGCTGTAGGCTTCTTTTTGCTTTGAATATTAGCTTCATATTTTTCGACAAAGTCATTCATACGGTCGTTTGTCATCTCACGCATGGAAGCAGCATTGAAGTCGCTATCAACACCACGTTCAAAAGCGGTATCAGAAATGAGGGAGTTTTCCATAACTTTATGGCGAATATAGGTTTGCTTCTTTTCCTTATGAATACGACGGATGAATGCGAACCAAATGACCTGAGTGAAGTATGCAAATGGGTTGCTCGACTTCTCTGGATCAAAGTTGTTAACACACATGATCGCGTTTTCAAGACCATCGGCAATCATGTCGTCACGGTATGTATAGTTAATGAAGTTGGGCTTATATGCTAATCTGTTAGCAATTTGATAGAGGCATTCACCAATGTAGTTTGGAATGCGAGGTGGTTCTTCGCCACTGTCTTCTGCCTCTCGTACTGCCTTCTTGTACTTGATCATGGCTTCAAGGAACTCTGCGTTGTTCACATAGTTCCGCTTTTTTCTCGGTGTAAGGGTCATTCTCCCTCCTTTTCATGTGTTATTGACTAAGTATATCATATCTGTACAAAAATGTCAACAAGTCTTTTTCTTTCAACTTTTTGGTTGACATCTATACAGAAGTGGGTATAATGAATTTATGGTATTGAAATATTAGTTCTTTGTAGCTGTTTTGGATTCTACTAAGGCTGCAAAGAGCTCTTCTAGCTCAGAAGTAAATTCTGAGTCTTCTTCCATTTGTTTGATCTGTGATCTTTCGTGTATACGGTGCATAAATTCTTCGTAATAGTTAACTGCTTTACTGGAAGCTTTGCACGCAAAGATTACAAAGTCTTTGGAGATCATAACGCTATTATCATCAGCAAGTAACAACCAGCTTTTTGCAAAAAGCCCGTGGTGTGGATCAGCTTGTACCGATATTGGTGCATATAACTCTATTTGATTTTCTTTATGATTAACAAAAGATAACAGATCTTCTCCGTTTTTTAACTTGACGTGGTGTAAAACTTGATCTGGCATGTTTATCCTTTCACATCTACATTATAGATCTTAAATTCAAAACCTTCTTCACTATAGATCTTAACTCTTTCCATGAAGTGCTTAACTGCAAAGTTTTGAGTATTCTTCCACTGTAAGTCGTCAACTACATCGTATAGGACTGCCGATGATTTGTCTTTACCCTTACGAAGTACTCGACCGATAGACTGAAGATTTCGGATACGGCCTTTAGAAGGAGAAGCAAAGATAAGGTTGTCCAACTCTGGAATATTTATACCTGTAGAAAATGTACCGTAAGAAGCACAAATGATGTTGCCCTTTGTCTTTCTTACATCATGGCGTATGGTTTCTCGTTCATCAGTTTTCACACCACCGTGAACAAAGTACACACTATGTTCTTCAGACTTATTGAGCATATCAAACAAAGCTTGGCCATGTTTGTCAACGTATTGGAAAAGAATAAGTGTGTTACCGGGAAGGTTCCAAGCTAGATTTCGAATGAACATGTTTCGTGATTGATTTCGAACTATCCAATCGATTTCTTCTTGATATGACTTACCCTTATTCGTTTTCTTAATATCATCTGGGTATTTGAGTACTAATGCTTTAATTTTAAAGCTAGATAGAACATTGTCGTCAATAAGTTTCTTTGTCTTCGTTACGGTAAACACCGTTCCAAACAAACCTTCGAGAACAAGCTTGTGAGTCTGTGTGCCATCAAGAGTACCTGTAAGACCATAACGGTACTTCACATGAGGCATCTTCTCGAGGATAGATGTAAGAGACTTTGCTTTAAAGTTGTGGGCTTCATCACCAAATACTACATCAAACTTCTCAAAGAAAGTTTTAGGCATCTTATATACAGATTGCCAAGTAGTAATAGTAATCTCTGCATCAACGTTCTTTTCCATACCGCCACGGATTTTATGAATATCTAGCTTCTTTCCTTTGTTATACTCAACGAAGTCTGAAGCCATTTGATCTACAAGCGAAGTGGTAGGAACGACAATGAGAATCTTACGGTCAAGCATAAGATGGTGAGCCATAATCAGGTAGATAATGAATGACTTACCAGATGCCGTTGGTGATAAGAACAAGGCGCGGTTTTGACGAATGGCATGTACAATAGCATCGTTCTGGTAATCACGAACTTCGAATGCAGCATCTACTTGCTGCGCTAAGTCATAACCGTAATCATCCGGTACAGCTTCTGTTTCACCGAGCTCTTTTGATACTGTGCATTCATAACCACGCTGATCACAGAATTTTTTGATGTATGGAACCAAGCCTGCATAGATATACCCAGTCATGGTGTTCAACAAACGCACTTTGCCGTCCCAAACTTTATTTCGGACTGCGGGCATAAACTTAGCTCCTGGCACTTCAAAGGTAAAGTGCTCAGACATTTCCATCTTCAACGAAGGTTCTGCTAGAACACGAACAAACACTTCATTCACTTTTTCAACAGTTACTAAATCCATTATGCCCCTGTTCTGAACTTCTCCCAATCTACGATTGTTTTAAGCAGAAAGTTTCTATTACTAATATGTTTAATGATTGATTCGAGATATGCTACAATCTCTTCTTGAAGACCGATCTTCAGCGACAACCTAATAACGTCGGCATCTGCTTCAAGATATGACGGAACATCTGCTCGAAGAATTTTAAGAGGCTGCGGTTTCCAACCGTGCTCCTTTAATTCCTCGTCATCAAGTTCTCCACGGTACCATTCGCCTTTGCGCTTGTAGAGAACTTTGTATTCGGCTTTCAGCTTCTTGAGTTTCAAGCCTTCTTCGACATACCATCTGAAGTATTTATTGTGAAGCTTCGGGATGTCTGTAGTTGACTTAGAGATGTTTGATTGATCAATTTCTCCGTCCTTAGCCCATTCATTGTAAAGTGTTTCAATATCCATCATCATCTCCTTCGCGTTTTCATACTATAGTATCACAGATGAAGGAAAATGTCAACTGCCTATTCGGTTCACGGTATGCCCGTTGTGTTCGAACGTAATGTCACAGGTAACGAAGTTGATACTTGATTGAGTTGTATCAAATCGAATTTCACTGAGCGATACTGGAAATACATCTTTGAGAGTAACTTCTAAAGCAGGATTCTGCCGACTGTTTAGAACAACGAGAGAAGCATCTGAGTACAAACCGTATTCGCTCGCCTTTAAATCTGCAAACTGTGAATAAGATTCATTCTTTGTAAGTGCAACCATCCAGTTATATATTTCATTGTATGATTCCATATATTCATCTACACGTATGGTAATAGAAAATGACTCATGATTGAGTTTATCACCAGCTGATTTAAGAGTTTTAAAAGGAGTTGCAGTTGGAGTGAATCCCATGTTAATACCTGGAATACTTGCTGACTGCACGTAGAACGAAACGTTTGGTAGTCTTTTGACTATGAATCTAAAACCGGTAGGTGAAAGAAAGTTTTGCTGCATGACTTACCTCAGTTGCTAATCATACTATATTTATAGCACCAACGAAAATGGGAGCCCGAAGGCTCCCAGTTCTGGTAGGTTATCCCTACTCTTTTTATTAGAGGATGTTGGTGACGCGAACGCGGCGGTAGTACTTGTTCGAGTTATTGGTAAGACCGGAGTCACCATCGCCGTCAACCCACTTGGTTGAACCCTTTGCGAATGGGTTAGCAACCATGCCGTAGCGGGTTTTGAAGCCGATTTTAGCCTGGAAGCTGTTCTCACCGACTGCACGTACCATCTGTAGTGGAACGTATGGGCAGTAGAACATACCAGCGTCGAAAGGTGAAGAACCTTTGTAGCCGACAACCATGTAGTTTGCGCCAGCATATGGGTCAATGTATACGCGGAAGCGACCATTGAGAACACCTGCGAAGGTGTTGCCGGTGTCGTCTACGTTAAGAGCATTGCTGTTAAGCGCTGGGGTGTAGTCAAGGATACCAGCCATTTGAAGAGCAGATGCAACATCTGACGAGCAGATGATGATGTTACCCTTACCACGACGGGTGTCTTTTGCGAGCTGGTTAGCTTCACGCTCGATCTGGAACATAAGACCCTTGAACTTCTCAACTGACCAACGGCCATTTGCGTCAACGTCAAGGTCGAAGATACCAGCGGTTGCTGTACCAGTTTGTGCACCGGTGACTGCAGTGTTGTAGACTGTGCGAACAACTTCACGGTTGATTTCTGCAAGAAGCTCAGCCTGAAGCATGTTTGCAAGCTCAGTCTCAGCGTCAAGACCGTGAATTGCTTTCAAGTCCTGTGCAAGTTCACTGGTGTATTCTGCTTTAAGCGCACGGCTCTTAGCAGTAACCGAAACCTTCGAAATGTCGAATGACATTTGTGCGAAGTCAGTACCAGCACCATCGCCAAGAGCTTCAGCAGCTGCTGTTGACATACCAGTACCGGTGTTTGCAGTAGCAACGTTACCGGTTGAACCAGCCATTGTGCCGGTGCCTGAGAAGTCAGTGTCAGCTTCGCCGTAGAAAGCTTCTGCGGTTGCAGCAGTGGTGTTTGCGTAGTTTGAACGCATTGCGAAGATCAAGCCGGTTGGGCCAGTCATTGGCTGAACGCCAGCAATATCGTATGCGATCAAGTTAGGCATTGCACGACGAACAAGGCTAATAAGCACTGGATCGTAGTTTGCAGCAACACCGGTGGAATTCACTGGTGCTTCTGTAAGGAAAGAACCAGAACCGTATGTCTGACCTTCCCGGATAGCGACTTCGGTGTTCTCGAGAAGCTGAGCGGTGACAGCTTTACGATGTGCATCCTTGATCGATGGAAGAGCGGTGTGCTCAAGCACTGGGCCCCACTTCTTCAATAGTTCTTCGTTTCTCATTTTTTATGATCTCCTTTGATGGATTTAATCTAGTATATTTATATAAATTAAGATTTACTAAATTTGTTTAGTGATGCGACGTAAGCCGAAACCGAAGGTTCAAGTACAGGAGCTTTTACTTCTTCTACTTCTTCCTCGAGGACTTCTGCTTGATCTTCTGCACGAACAACTTGCTCAGTGAAGTATGACTCTTTGATGGTCTCAAGCTTCTTAGCAAAGTCATCAACTGACTCATAAGAAACGCCTTCTGCAAGAACCTTGAAGCGCTCTGCATCAGTTGCTATCATGCCTTCAGTGAAGTGTGAAAGCGCTGCATTCTTCTGAAGCTCTTCCTTCTCTGCACGCTCTGCAAGAAGCTCTTCGAATAGAGCATTGTACTTAGCAGTCGACTGTGCAACTTCTTCTTCCATTGCAGCAAGTGCTTCGAGCTCTTCGTCTGCAACTTCGATATTGTGATCTTCGACGAGCGACTTAAGACCAGCAATGATCGACTCTGCAACTTCAACTTTGTAGCCAGATTCAAGAGCAACTTCATTCTCTTTCATCCAGTTCTCAACGACGTAGTCAAGGTATGAATCAACTTTGTCGGTAAGATCTTCTACAATCGCTTCAACCTGCTCAGAAAGATCAGCTTCAAACTGCTCTTCAAGCTCTGCGCGAACTGCTTCGACTTTCTCGTGAAGTGCTGCTTCAAATAGAGTAGTTGTCTTATTTTTGAAGTCTTCTGAAAGATCTGCATCACCAAAGATAGCTTCGATCATTTCATGTAGACCAGCATTGTTGCTGCCCTGTGGGGTCTTAACGTGCTTTTCAACGTTGTCTGCTTGCGCAGTCGAGTCAGATTTGAAAGCATCTGCTTTACGCTTTTTTACAGCGCCGCCAGCTGGTGTAACTGGATCGGTTGACATGGAGTCTTCACCAGTTGCTTTTGCTTCTTCTAACCCTTTTTCTAGATTTACATCCATTTAAGGTTCTCCTTTGTGATGATTCAAATAATCAATATTATTTATAATATTTCAAATTTTGTTAATTACATGCTCTTTAAGAACTTTTCGAACATCTTTAAAGCAGCGGCTTCATCGATCTGCTTCGATTTTTTTACTTCTTCTTCAATTTGGTCAAATGTATTTGCCACTGTCCATGAAGAAGCCGCAACGTCGTAGATCCACTCAACACCTTCCATAATGCCTTTTACAAAAGCATCCGGAGCCGAAGGATCTGCGACAATATCGCCTGCCGTAGCAAGCATAAAGTCATTTTGTACTTCCATGATGCCCTTTTCATTTGGCTTCACAGATCCCATTCCACGGGAAGAAATTCCTAATTGAGCACCACTATCGATGAGTCCTTTAACAACATCACCCATAGGAGTTTTAGTAATTTTAGCTCTACCTACAACGTTTGAACCATCAGCTCTTAATTCTGTAAATAGGTGTGAAACTCTGTCGAGGTTAATAGTTGGCCCCTGTGGGTGACCAAGTTCACCAAACGCACGATTCTTTGAAACGTAATTTTCGTTATAACGATTCATTTCACGCATTAAAACATTTGATGGGTAAATACGACCATTACGATTCTTGATATCACCTTGCATGATGATACCTTCGATGTAATAATTCTTTTCACCCTTTTCGGTGGCTTCAGTAATATACTGAACCTCTTCGACGATATCTTTAATAAGTAAGGCCATATTGATCTCCTTTTTCTTTATTTATAAGCCAATGGAGTAGCCCAGACTGTTGTGTTCGCCGAGAGTTTATCCGTACGGAGTTTCTCCATAATTTCAACAAATCCAGCAGGAATTGTGATGGTTCCAATTACGGTATCAGCAGAATCAGAATAGGTAACAAGAGCTTCAGTTGGTGCGTAAACCCGCACCAACGTTGAGTTATGAACGGTATTCGCGGTAGAAATATTTACCTGAGTACCAGTTGGCTTGAGGATAATATCAACCATGCTGCACCGCTTCCTTTGCAAATGCTAGGATTTGATTAAATTCTTTTTTACTAGATGACACTTGATCCTGCATTTTGGATTGATTAGCGCTATTAAGAAGTTTAGACAAGCCATTTAGTGCATCAACATCTTCACGACTAAGAGTTACTGAAGAACCATCTTTGAGCTTCATCGCGCCAATCTTGTAAGCTTCGTCAAGTTCGACTTCTTCCTTAGTAAGCTTATCTGTTGCTCTTGCAATACCTTTCATGCGATTGGTAATGTTACGCTTAGTTTCTGAGGATGATTTCCCCATGGAAGAAGAAGCTTGTGCAGCAGCAACTGCAGCATTTCCAGCCATATTACCTGAAGCTTTCTTCACATAAGAACCAAGAGTTGATTTCTTGAGTTCATCAAGTTCTTCAACTTCTTCGATAATATAGCCTTTTTCTTTTGCAACACTGACACGCAGCGCGCCATTTGCACCATCTTTAAGTTTCGGCGCGTTCTTTGACGGTTTGCTATAACCTACAATTGTATCTTTTTTAGGGCTTGCAAATGACCCAGCATGTTTGATATGTACCCAGTGATCATTAGTCATTGCTTCATCAAGATCTGCTTCTTCTTTAGCAACGAGTTTATCAGTTGCCTTTTTAATACCGCGCATTCTGTCCATAGCTTTACTGAAATGCTTTGGTTGATCTGGGTTATTGTATTCACCAGACTTTCTAGCCTGATCCATAGCGCTTAAATTAGCTTTCTTGATATATGAACCAAGAGTCTTTTTATCTAGTTCGTCAATCTGTTCTACACTCTCGGTAGCGCGAACCTTTGGTTCACCAGCAACCCCAGGGTATGCTTTTTTGCCAGCAAGATTTACACCAGGTCTACGCTTCATGACTTCCTTAGTGCTTAATTCG